CGGCGATGAGCTCTTGATCACCAAGCCCATGGAGATCTTGAGTAGTGCCCTGGGCAGAGTAAAAGTTGTGCTGAACAATGAAGACACCATCAATATCCAAGCACAACCTGCCAGCTACAGCATACAACGCACCGCAGGCAACTATATTCAAGCAGCATATACAGATGCCAACAGCCAAGCCAGAGCAGATTGCAACATCGTGGATTCAGTGTTGCCGCAACATGTGCCAGCACAAGAAGTAACTGTGCCCGATCTGTATGGCAAACAAAACTATCTTGCCACTGCCCCTACTCAATGGCCAGACTGGGCATTAACTCCCCAGCCTATCAATGCCATTCAGATGACTGAATTCTATTCCAGCTACATGCCCACCAACGGTGCAAGTTTGACCACAGTCAAGTATGATCTTGTGACCTATACAGGCACCATAAAAGTGCAGGCTGCACAAAACTATGAGTCGGTTTGGTACGATGTAACCGAGTCAAGACAGTACCTGAGTGAAACTGTGAGTGATTATTTCAATGTAGTGGGATTCCATCCTTTGTTGCGCCTGGCATTCAATAACTCTATTGGTTATGGTGCCCAGGCCAATGTTGTGGTTTCCAACGGAGTAGTAACTTCCATCAACATTACCAATGCTGGATTGCAGTATGTTGCACCACCGCTGATCCAAATTTTGGGAAATGGTGCAGGGGCCAGGGCCACATGTACAATTGATCCCAACGGTGGTGTGGCATCGGTAACTGTTACCGATGGCGGTTCGGGATATTTGCCAATTCAATTTCAAAGCAACGTATCGGCTACAGCAGTGTTTACCAATGGCCTGGTCGAAAACGTTCAATATCGTTGATTTAGTGTGACTGATCTGTTACACTAACAAGATGCTTGACATCCTTGCTTATCTGCCTGCGAAAAGAAAACCCAGCCCCCAAGGTTGGTTGAGTTTCAACGCAGTCTGCTGTCAGCACAATGGACAGAGTCCAGACCGACGTGGTCGTGGTGGTATCAAGGCAACAGAATCGGGTTGGAGTTATCACTGCTTCAACTGCTCTTACACTGCCAGTTTTATCCTGGGTCGAACACTCGGCTTCAAGGCACGTAGACTTCTTGGGTGGATGGGAGTGCCAGACAATGAGATTGAAATGCTCAATCTCGAAAGCCTGCGGCATCGTAACATACACGGTATACTGGAAGATCGACAACGTGTTGCAAACATAGTTTCAGGAATTGAGTTTGCAGAGTCGGATGACTTTCCGCCATATACCGAAGTGGTCACACCTGAATTTCCTTTGTATTGGAATTATATTCGTCAGCGTCGAGTGCCCGAAGACTTTCCTGTGATGACATCGATCAAAACTGATGGTGCAAATTGGACTAGACCCTATGTGTTAATTCCGTTTACATATGACAATCAAGTAATAGGCTGGACTGCTAGATTTTTAGATAACAAGATTCCCAAGTACATCAATCACAGTCAACCTGGCTATGTGTTTGGCACAGACTTGCAACAGCCCGCCTGGCGGTATGTGATTGTTACAGAAGGCATTTTTGATGCACTCAGCATTGGTGGACTTGCACTAATGCACAACACCATCAGCGATGGCCAAGCAAAACTAATTCGCAGTCTGGGTCGAGAAGTTATTGTTGTGCCTGATCAGGACATGCCCGGTACTGAATTGATTGATCGTGCAGTTGAACTAGGATACAGTGTGAGCATTCCGGCTTGGCCTGATCATGTCAAGGACGTGAACGATGCTGTGATTGAATACGGTCGTCTTGGAACCTTGCTAACTATAATGGCAGCACGGGAAACCAGCAGAATTAAAATTGAAATAAGGAAAAAGCAACTTGTTAAAAGAATACGGACTTGATGTCCAACGACTGTTCCTAGAAATGATGTTGGAGGACGCACAGAGCTATGTGCGTGTTCAAAACATCTACAACCCGCAGAACTTTGATAGAAGTTTGAGACCAGCTGCTGAGTTTGTTAAAGAACACAGCGACAAATTCAAGACCATGCCAGATCGCGCACAGATTGCGGCCGCCACAGGCATCAAACTACAGTCTGTTCCAGACTTGAACGAGGGTCACTTTGATTGGTTCATGACCGAGTTTGAAGCATTTACCAAACGTCAAGAACTAGAACGTGCAATTTTGAAATCTGCAGACTTGCTGGAGAAAGGCGACTTTGAACCAGTTGAAAAACTCATCAAAGATGCAGTACAGATTTCACTCACCAAGGACATGGGTACAGATTACTTTGCTGACCCCGCAAGTCGCATTAACAAGTACTTCAACTCAGGTGGACAAGTAAGCACAGGCTGGCCGCAACTGGACAGATTATTGTATGGCGGATTCAGTCGTGGTGAGTTGAACATCTTTGCAGGTGGATCAGGATCAGGCAAATCGCTGGTGATGATGAACATTGCCTTGAACTGGTTGCAACAAGGACTCAGTGGTGTTTACATCACACTGGAACTCAGTGAAGAACTCACAAGTTTGCGTACTGATGCTATGTTGACCAACATGAGCACCAAAGACATTCGCCGGGATATTGACACAACAGAACTCAAGGTCAAACTTGTGGCCAAAAAGTCCGGACAGTATCGTGTGAAAGCACTGCCGGCACAAAGCAACATCAATGATATTCGTAGTTACATCAAAGAAGTACAGATTCAAACAGGAATCCGTGTGGACTTTATCATGGTGGACTATCTGGACTTGTTGATGCCTGTGAGTGCAAAAGTCAGTCCCAACGACTTGTTTGTGAAAGACAAGTATGTTTCTGAAGAACTCCGCAACTTGGCCAAAGAGCTAGGGTTGCTGATGGTAACTGCAAGTCAGTTAAACAGATCTGCTGTGGAAGAGATTGAATTTGATCATAGCCACATTTCGGGTGGTATCTCTAAAATTAACACAGCAGATAACGTGTTTGGTATTTTTACAAGTCGTGCCATGAAAGAACGTGGCAAATATCAAATACAATGTATGAAGAGTCGTAGTTCTACGGGTGTAGGTCAAAAGATTGATTTGGAATACAATATTGAAACCATGCGTATTACTGATGAAGGCGGAGACGAAGGAACTGGGTACAACAAACCACAAAGTTCAATCATGGATTCAATCAAAGCACGGAGTCAAGTAAAATCTGCAGAAGGTGAATCTACTGGCAACGTATCTACTAAATGGGAAAAGCCAACCGGAACACATGCTTGGGATTACCAACAAGGGGGTAAAGAATTAAAACCCGAAGTTGCAGAAAAAATCTCAGCAGATGTACAAAGTGCCAAACTAAAACAACTGCTAGGTCAGATCAAACAATCATGAGTGACGCATATTGTTCTATGATTCATAGCGGCCTTGAATTACATTTCAAAGGACCCAAAGCAACTGCTCAACATTGCTGTTTGCGTGATACTAGATTTCCAATAGATATCAAGACTGATTTTTGGGAAGATTCTAGATTTATTCCCTTACGCGAAAAAAACAAACAAAATGTATGGGCACCTGGGTGCGAAAATTGTCAAAGTTTAGAAGACACTGGGCAAACTAGTTATCGTACGGGGATGAATTCTGGTCTTGCTGGGAATATTTTAGATTCTTCTGGACCAAAAAGTATTCATCTTATGTTTGACATAAGTTGTAATCTTGCTTGCAGATCTTGTGGCACTTGGTTAAGTACTTTTTGGCAAAAGCATCTTAAAGAACACGGGGAATGGAATCGACCAATTGGAGTACCACAACAACACGATAATGTGATCACAGCTTTGGAAAAGTTAGATCTTTCTAATCTACAAATGCTGGTATTTGCAGGTGGTGAAACATTGTTGGGACAATCTCACTGGGAAGTAACCAAGTGGTTGGCTGACAATGTGCCTAATGCTAAAGAACAACTGACATTGTGCTTCCAGACCAACGGTACACAGCCTATACACCTGCGTAACTATGAGTTGATTAATCGATTTCGTTTAGTAAAACTGCATGTGAGCTTAGACGGAATAAAACAAAAATTTGAATATCTGCGTTGGCCTGCCACCTGGGAACAAGTTGTGTATAACATAATGCATATCCGCAAAACTGCACCGAGCAACGTGATGTTTCATATTGAAGAAACAGCGAGCATTTTTAATCTTTTTTATTTGAGTGAGTTAGAAGACTGGGTGTCAAAACACTTTACTACCAACAGAGAAGGCGACATAGTTAATCATACCAAACACGTAGCTCGGGGAATATTTAATTTAGGTAACTGCACACAAGAGTATGTTGATGCAATGCAAACTAGCAACTACAAAAGTTTAGTACCTGACAACTGGAAAGAAAATCCAGCCAGTGTTTCTAGCATGATAAAAGAAATTGAGAAATTTGACGACTTTAGGAATCAGTCATTTCAGCACACCTTCCCCGAAGTGGCTGAATTTTATGCTAGGTATCTTTAACTGGTAGCACCCTTGATCAACACATAACGCAACACAATGGCTTCGCTGAGTGACCCACCGGTTGCATTACGAACATAAACTGTAGCAGATCCAGACCCACAAGCGGCAGTAAATGTGTAAGAACCAACGGTGCCGCCACTCACATGATTGATTACCAACACGTCAGTTGATGAGATCGTACTGTTTGTAAAAGTAAAACTCACAATAGTAGCAGCATTTAATGCCGCATTGCTCATGGTAATTTGGCCACTGGGTTTGTCTAATGTAACACCTGTGGCTTTGTTAGTGGCCTGTGTCACAGTACCACCACCTCCTGCAATATATCCGAATGGGTTGGTGTAAGCTGTAAGTGGTCTATTTAAATCGTATATGGTAATGGTGTTACCTGAATCCACGGTGCTAAAAGCAAATCTAAAGGTTCCAGTGGTGCCAAATGTCAGCACACTACTGCTCAAACCCTGCACACCAGCAGTACCCAGGCTCACTGCCCCGGGAAAAGTCACAGTGTAAGCAGTGTTGGTAACAACAAAGTCAATGTACATTATACCAGAAGAACCTGTGGTGGGCCAGCCGGTAAAGCTCAAACTTACGTTGGCTGTGGGTGC